GCACTCATAGCGATGTACAAGTAAACAAAATCGCGTCAAGCATTAAAGAGTTTGGTTTTCTTAATCCCGTTTTGATTGATAAAGACAACGGCATTATTGCAGGGCATGGCCGAGTTATGGCTGCTCAAAAATTAGGGCTAAAAGAAGTCCCAGTGGTACAAATTGGCCATTTAAGCGAAACACAAAAACGCGCTTATATTATTGCAGACAATCGCTTGGCCTTAGACGCTGGATGGGACGATGAGATGCTCCGCGTAGAGTTTGCAGAACTTGCCGAAGACGGTTTTAACCTTGAGTTGACAGGTTTTGAGTTGGGCGAAATTGAGGACATAGATTGTGGTGTTTTTGGCGATGAAAGGAAGATAGACGAAGATAAATACACGGCAAAACTTGAGACTCCTATTTATGAGATAAAAGGCGAAAATCTAACAATTCAAGAATTATATAATAATGATAAAACAGGAAATTTAGTAGAAAAAATATTAAAAACAAATATGCCCGATGATGTAAAAGGCTTTTTAATGGCAGCCGCCACGCGGCACACTGTTTTTAATTATGAAAAAATAGCAGAGTTTTATGCACACCAAGACGCAGATATTAAGTCTTTAATGGAAGAGTCAGCACTCGTTATTATTGATTACAACAAAGCAATAGAAAATGGGTACGTAAAACTGACAAAAGAGCTTATGAGATTAAGCGGAGAATCTGAGAATGAATAACCTAGATTATGCCGTTATAATCCCCACGCATGGTAGATATGATAGAGTTTTTACAATAGACAGCCTTAGAAAATCAGGATATACAGGCGACATTTATTTATTATGCGATGATGAAGATAAACAGCTATATCAATACAAAGAAAAATATGGCGATAAAGTTATAGTCTTTAGCAAAGATGAATACATTGGAAAGTTTGACAAAATGGACAACTTCGGCAGCAAGGCTTGTGTGGTATATGCCCGCAATGCTGTTTGGGATTTTGCAAAAAAAATAGGTTTGAAATATTTTATAGTTTGTGATGATGATTATATGGCGTTAGAATATCGCATTACAGCAGACGGAGGGTATTATGCTAAAAAGATCAAAAATGCTGATGGGGTTTTTGCAGCATACGTCAACTTTTTAAAGACATCAGGCGTTGACACTGTTTGCTTTGCACAGGGTGGAGATTATATCGGCGGGAAAGATAATAGCAAGGTGAAAAACGGATTTAAGGTCAGTCGAAAAATGATGAATCTTTATTTTTTTAGCGCAGACAAGCCGATTGAGTTTAAAGGCACAATCAATGAGGACTTAACCAGCAGCGTGACCGAAGGCCAGCGAGGGCAAATTATTTTAACATCGCTGATGAATAGCGTTGTGCAAAAAGAAACGCAAACCAATGCAGGTGGACTGACTGAGATATATTTAGAGCTTGGCACATACACCAAGTCTTTTTATTCGGTCATGGCCGCGCCGAGTTGCGTTAAAATCGCAAGCATGGGCGATACCCATTTAAGGATACACCACGAGGTGCGCTGGAAAAATGCAGTCCCTAAAATTATTAGAGAGTGCTAAATGTCAAAACCACTGCACAAACCGACCGAAAAAACGAGAGCCGAGATTATCGCATTGCGCTCTTATGGTGTGCCTATTAAAGAGGTGGCTGCATATATCGGTATAGATGATAAAACACTGTACAAGTATTATCGTGAAGAATTAGAAAACAGCGCAATTAAAGCAAATGCAAATGTAGGCAAGTTTTTATACCAAGCGGCAAGTGGTCAAGCATTAACTACAGGTGCAACACATAGCGATTGCGTAAGGGCTGCAATGTTTTGGGCTAAAACGCGCATGGGTTGGAAAGAGACAAACGTGCAAGAACACACTGGCGCGAATGGTACAGACTTACCAAAAAACAATGAGATAACAATTACCGTTGTCGATGCACGAAAAAGTGCCTAAACTTAACAGCCCACAATACGAATTTACCAAGATGCCTAACAAGTTTAGAGCATTTGTGGCAGGCTTTGGAAGCGGCAAAACGTGGGTTGGTTGTGCTAATCTATGCCTACATTTTATTAAACATCCAAACATTCCTGCGGGTTATTTTGCCCCTACTTATTCACAAATTAGAGATATTTTTTACCCGACAATCGAAGAAGTAGCAGAGGATTGGGGGTTAGAATGTGATATACAGGTTAGTCATAAAGAGGTACATTTATCGCGCAATGGCCAAAAAATAGGGACTATTATTTGTAGGTCAATGGATAAACCTGCAACAATTATTGGGTTTAAAATTGGCCATGCTTTAGTTGACGAATTGGACACTATGCCGACTGATAAGGCGCGCCATGCGTGGCGCAAGATTATCGCGCGTATGAGATATAAAGCCGATGGACTACGAAATGGCATTGATGTAACAACAACGCCCGAGGGCTTTAAGTTTGTACACGAGCAATTTGTAAAACTACCCAGTCAAAAGCCTGAGCTAAAATCAAACTATGGTGTTATTCACGCTTCAACATACGACAATGAAGCTAATTTGCCCGATGACTATATAGCTTCATTAAAAGAGTCTTATCCGTTAGAGCTTATCGATGCTTACTTAAACGGACAGTTTACAAACTTAACGAGCGGTACAATTTACACTAGCTATGACCGCCACCGGTGCGCGTCTAATGAAACCATAAAACAAGGTGAGCCTTTATTTATTGGGCAAGATTTTAACGTAGGAGCAATGGCCTCGACAATCTATGTTAAACGCCCGAACGGGTGGCACTGTGTTGACCAATTAACGGGTATTTACGACACACCTGAGCTTTGTACGATTTTAAAAGAGCGATTCACTGGCCACAAAATAACAGTATATCCCGATGCTAGTGGTAACAGCCGTAAAACAGTTAATGCGAGCGAGAGTGATATATCACTATTAAAACAGGCTGGTTTTATTGTTAAAGTAAACGCACAAAATCCACGAGTCAAAGACAGGATTTTAGCGGTTAATGGTGCGTTATCACAGGGTAGGATGTGGGTTAATGCGCGTAAGTGTCCTGATGTTGTTGCGTGTTTAGAGCAACAGGCATACGATAAAAACGGTGAGCCTGACAAGCACAGCGGCTTTGACCATCAAAACGATGCGACAGGTTATCCAATTGTTTATGAAATGCCAGTGCGCAAACCTGCATCAAGCGGTATCACAATGGGAATGTTTTAATGATTACAGCAGACAGCGCGTTAAGACATGAGCTAACAGTATCAAGACTGGTAACAGGCATTGTACAGTCTCGTATTATGCCGTCTTATTTTGACTTATCGAAAGCTGTTAAGGCTGCACTCGTTGACTACGAGCCAACGATGAGCCGTAAGGATTTTGATAGATTTAGACAGCGTGTAGGTTTGCTAGTAAAAGAAAAAATGGCTGAGATGTGGGATGGTACAACTAACGATTTATTCGACTTGGCTAAGTATGAATCTGAATATATTGTTAATGAGTTAGTGGGTACTACAGCAGTAAGTGAAGCGGCAGTAGCTAAAGCCGTCAACGCCCCGATGGTGTTGGCAGGTGCAAAAGTGGCACAGGTTGGCACATGGCGCGAATATGTTGCAGGTGCAACGAATAGCACACAGACACGGATTATTGATAACACGATACGCCAAGGCTACGAAGTGGGCGCGACTGTCGCCGAAATGACTAATAGGCTTGTAGGCACTAAAGCAAATAATTATTTAGATGGGTTAATCACAAACACGGGAGCGCGTGAGGCTGAGGCGTTAGTGCGTACGGGTGCAAACCACTACGCAAACGCGGCGCGTGATGTTGCGGCACAAGCAAACAGTGACTTAATTGACGGTCGTATATTTTTAGCCACTTTCGACAATCGTACAACCTTGACCTGCCGACATTTTGGCACATTGCATAAAATCTATGAATTAGACGACCCTGCAACGCCTAGACCCCCTTTGCACTTTTCTTGTCGGTCTGTCTTGTCTATTGTGCCGATTGGATTTGACCCATTCGACGGCACACGGGCGGCAGTGGGCGGTCAGGAAGGCGAAACAGCAGAAGAATTATTCAACAAAAAGAATGATAGACTCGATGCTAGACGCGAAAAAGCAGATGCTCAACGCGCACAGGGTCAAGCAGACGTGAAAGAAGTACCGAGCAAGGTAACGTACTCAGGCCGAAAAGATTCGTCTATTTTTAACCCTGGACAGATTGACAGCAAGACAAATATGGACGCTTGGATGAGGCAACAGCCTGATTGGTTTATTGAATCATCATTGGGCAAAACACGCGCCAAACTGTTTAAAGAGGGTGGTTTATCAATGGATAAGTTTACAGATATGAACGGCAGACCATTAACGCTCAAAGAAATGAAAGCCCTTGACGCTTACGATTTTGCTTTTAGGAAAGCCAAACTATGAACATAGAAAACACAAAGCACCCCGACTATATTACAGCCGAAACAGAGCTTTTTTTGGTGCGTAAGTTTGTCGAAGGCGAGGCCGCAGTAAAACGCGAGGGTTCTACGTTTTTACCACATCCAAACCAATTGGAATGTAACACGCCTGAGCAGATTCGACGCTATGAATCGTACAAAATGGGTGCTGAGGTTGAAGATTTTCCAGCGCGAACATTAAACGATTTATTGGGCGCGATGTTTCGACAACCTGCCGTGTTTGTGCCGCCTGTCGGCATGGAGTATTTAGTCGATGACAGCGATGGTGACTGGCTATCATTGCAGGCATCTATCGAATTGACTGCTAGAAACTGTTTACAAGTTGGCTATCATATTTTGTTGGCAGAGTATGACCAGTTGCCCAGTGGGTTAGATGTTGAATTATCTATTGCAGATAAAGCGGCATTGAATCAAAAAGCGTCTATTAAACACTACCCACGCGAATCGCTTGTAGATTGGGCATTCGGTAAAGTAAACGGACGATTAACGCTAACTTATGCGAAATTACAGCACACAGAAACACGAAAAGATGAAAAAGGTGTTTCTTTTAATGCAACGGTTTGCTTAGAGCTAGGTATTGATGAAAATGGCTACTGGCAAGAGCTAGAAGTCTATAAAAACAGCTTAGAGGTTTATGAATCGGCCGAGCGCGTTTATCCGCAAGCTAACGGTAAAAACATAACTTATATTCCATTGGAAATCGTGCAAAGTGAACGCATGATTGCAGGTCAATTACCGATTCAAGCGGGTTTTATCGCGCCATTATGCTACAAGTCACACGCACGTTATCAAGTTAGTGCTGATTTGAAAGAACGTCTCAGAA